CCTGTGCATTGTTGTCAATTTTGATCAGACGCTCGAGCAATCCGCACGGGTCAAAATTTGCCCACACATCAGCCACCTCCGCCGCCTCCGCTGCCCCCGCCGCCCACGTCGCTGCCTCCTGCGTGCGTGTGATTGTGCAGTTGTCGTCGTCGCCATATATATAGTTTTCCTGGCAGCCGCTGCTGTCACGATAGGTCAAAATGCGACCGTTGACGTCGTATGTGTAAGCGTACCAAAATCCATCTTTGCCACGACAGCTCAACCAGCCACCGTCGTCGTAGCGGTACACATACCAAAAATTAGGGTCGATCATGCTGTCTCCTGTGCGTTGTTGTCAATTTTGATCAGACGCTCGAGCAATCCACATGGGTCAAAATCTGCCCACGCATCTGCCCCCGCAGCCGCCTCTGCAGCCCTCGCCGCCCTTGCCGCCTCCGCAGCCCTCGCCGCCCTTGTTGCTGCCCCCGCCCCCGCCTCCTCCGTCGCAGCCGCCGCCTCCGCAGCCCTTGCCGCCTCCGCAGCCCTTGCCACCCGATGCACCGCCCACGCGTCCGCCCACGTCGGTAACGCCGCAGCCCCCGCCGATTCGGCAGTCCGTTCAGTAGTCATTTTTTGCCATTGTTTACCAAATCCCCGTTGATCCGCCAGCGGCTGGACAGACGGCAGGACGGTGCCCCACATCCACTCTAAAATAATATCAAGCCGCTCCTGCTCTCTGTCACGCCCGGTGCCAGCCGCGAGAGGGAGCAGGGATTTCCAGCGCCGAGAATTACGCATCTCCCCCGGCATCGCGTCTTGAATAGCAATGATCCATTGGCCAATGACCTCCGACATGCAATCCGGGATCTCGTCTGTGAGTTTGCCGGACAGTGCCAAATTTATGGCTGCGATTGAGCACGCCGAATGCTCGTCGCCCAAGCCAGATGGCAGGTGCATGGATGCCAGTTTTGACGCGATTGATGCCTGTTGGTCAGTTGTGATTGTGCTCACGCTACCTCCTGCGTGCGTGTGATTGTGATTGTGTGTTTGCCGTCGTCGTCGTAGGTGTAGTCCTCTCTGTAGCCGCTGCTGGCGCGCCGCGTCAACACGCGACCGTTGTGGTCGTAGGTGCAATCGTACCAATCGCCGCGACTATTAAAATACGTCAAACCGCGGCCGGCGTCGTCGCGTGTGCGGATCGACCAAAATCCAGCTTTTCCGCGATAACTCAACACGCGGCCAGCGTCGTCGTGGGTGTACCCGAGCGGGATGGTCGAGGGGTCAAAATTAGGGTCGATCATGCTGCCTCCTGCGTGCGTGCGTCCCGCGGCGCGGGAATGGGCGGGTAGGGATATATAACCCTGCCCGCGTTTTTTTGGCTAAAAATGCGAGAGATTGCATTCGAGAACATACCGCACGTCGCCAAAATCAACAACCGACAGCGAGCGGCGTGCATCGCCGCGACGAGCTTGCATTTTTGAGTACGACACAAACGGGAATCCAGCGATGACCCCGTGGTTCGCGGCGCTTTTCTCAGCCCAGCCTTTGGAGCTCTCAATAATCTGATCAAGCGTTTCGCCGGTCGCGAAGGCGTCGATCATCCATTCGCCGCCGTTGTATTCTGCGTCGAACAGCTCGTTGTTGGTGGCGGCGGCGAATGCTGCGATGTTTTGTTGTGCGTTGTGCATTTTTATCTCCTGCACCAAGATCTGCGGTGCGCCAGATGGCTCAACGTGAGCCAATGTGTGTACTATACACACCTAATTTTGTATTGTCAACAGTTTTTTGCAAAATAATCTAATCATTTTATCGCTGCCGCCAAAACACGCCAGAGCATTGCCGACGCGCCGCTTAGTGTCGGCGCTGTCGCACTCGATCCACGCACCAAAACCTGTGTGCATAGCCTCAAAGCTGCGTCCATCTAGGATCTCGCCAGATTTGCCGCGGAGCAAAACGCCGGCCCCGTAATTGCTCGCGCCGTGCTGAGTGGTGAGGCGCAGTGTTTCGGGGTTTGTTTGGCGCAGGCCTAACGCGTTAATTGCCTCAATACCCGCAGCCGAAAAGCAAAGTTTTATTTTCATTCGATAAATGGGGCCGCTTTCGCGGCCCCGACCTTTTTAGCTAATCTTTAACCAAGTCGCCATAGGCGTGCGAGTATGTATTGCCGTTGCGGTCAATAACCGTTGGCGCGTACCCTTGCCGCACCAGTTTTTTAACCGCGCCCAAAGCGCCGCCGAATGTATTGTGACGGGTTGGCGTGGCGTTAAAGTAGGCTGGCAGAACAACAACATACTGAGTGGGCTTGCGGAGCAGCACGCACCGGTCATATTGGTCACTTGCCAAATCGTGAGCGCTGCCCGTGCCGCTCATTTTGCGCGTGATGATAAGTTGGTTGTTTTGGACGTTAAGCATTTTGATCTCCTGCACCAAGCTCTGCGGTGCGCCAGTTGAGTCACGTTGACCCAATGTGTGTACTATACGCACCCACTTTTGGTTTGTCAACACCTTTTTGCAAAATAATCAAAATATTTTTATGTCTCGCCGATCCGGTGGCGGATCTTGTCAAAACCGCAACACGCGCAAAAAAAATCGAAACTAAAAACGTTTGAGAGTGTTGCGGATATTGACTAATATCCGTGGCATGGTGGTTATAGGACTAAGCAGCCATCGAACGAACGCAGAACACAACCGACGCGACGGAATCGCGGAACCGTAAAGGTGATGGAAATGGCGGCCACGTCAACCGTATTTAAAAAAGGCGAAAAAAAGCGCGGCCAAGGTCAGCGCGGCCCCGGTAGGGCTACTGTAAACGCGAGGGAAGCTATCGCGCGGCTGGTGGACGGCAACGCCGAACGGATGCAGCAGTGGCTGGATGACATCGCAGAGCAGGATGGCCCGTTAATGGCGTGGCGTTGTATGGCAGACGTTATCGAGTACCACGTACCAAAGCTGTCTCGCTCAGATGTGAACCTAAAGGCTACGGGCGAGTTCAAGCTAACGCTGAATAGTGATGACGCAGCATTGTGAGATTAACGGACAGGCAGCAAGCGGCGCAAAAGGTACTAGCCTCAAGCGCAACGCACGTAATGCTGTTTGGGGGAAGTCGAAGCGGTAAGACGTTCTTGCTAGTCCGCAATGTAGTGATGCGGGCGATCAAGGCTTCGCGCAGCCGCCATGCAATCTTGAGGTTCCGCTTTAACGCGGTCAAGGCCTCGATTGTGTTTGATACCTTCCCAAAGGTAATGCAGCTTTGCTTCCCGCAGATCAAGCACGAGCTGAATAAGACGGACTGGTTTGCTCAGTTTGAGAACGGCTCGCAGATATGGTTTGGTGGGCTGGATGACAAAGAGCGCACCGAGAAGATTTTGGGCCAAGAGTACGCAACCATCTATCTAAACGAATGCTCACAGATTCCGTGGGGATCGGTAGGCATTGCGGTTACTCGTTTGGCGCAGAAGGTTGAACAGACAATAGACGGTGTAACTAAGGTTATGGCGGTTCGCATGTATTACGATTGTAACCCGCCGTCTAAGGCTCACTGGTCGTACAAGCTGTTTCACGACAAAGCCGACCCTGAGACCGGGATAAAGAAAAACGACCCGCAGGAGTACAACTGGTTCCAGATCAACCCGCAGGACAACGCGGTCAACTTGACTAGCAACTACTTAGACACGCTTAAAAACCTGTCCGCGAGGTTGCAGAAGCGATTTTTAACGGGTGAGTTTGCAGACGCAACGCCGAACGCGCTATTCCATGACGAAACGATAGACAAGTGGCGCAACATTGACGGCGAACTGCCTGACTTTGTGCGGGTGGTCATAGCGGTTGACCCTAGCGGCGCAAGTGACACAGACAACGCAGATAACGACGCAATTGGTATTGCTGTGGCTGCGCTCGGTACGGATGGCAACGCCTACGTACTGGAAGATTTGACGGTAAAGGCTGGCCCAGCCACATGGGGCAAGGTTGCAACTGACGCCTACGAACGGCACAAGGCTGATGTGATTGTGGGTGAAACGAACTACGGCGGCGAGATGGTGCGCTTTACGGTACAAGCAGCAAGGCCGAGAACCCATTTCAAAGCGGTCAATGCCACTAGAGGCAAGGTGGTACGAGCTGAACCAATAAGCGCTTTATACGAACAGGGTAAGGTGCGACACGCTGGCATCTTCCGTGAGTTGGAAGATGAGTTATGTGCCTTTTCCACAAACGGCTACACGGGCGAACGCAGCCCTAATCGAGCAGACGCCGTTATTTGGGCGCTCACTGAATTGTTCCCCGGCGTAGTTGCCGAGAAACGTAAACCTAAAGACGAAAAAAAGCCCCGCCCACGAGTTAGTCACGGCTGGCTTGGCGCATAAACATGAGCGAAATCACAGACGTTAAAGGCAAATCCAAGGAAGACGGGGACGCCGCTTTCCTAGAAGAGGCCCGCAAGCGGTTTAAGCTATGCGAAGACGGCTGGAAAGATAACCGTCTGGCCGCGCTGGAGGATATGAAATTCCGGGCTGGCGACCAATGGCCGGAAAAAATCAAAGAGAGCCGCGAGAAATCGGGGCGTCCGTGTCTTGTGGTGGACAAGCTGAGCCAATATGTGCGGCAAGTGGTTAATGATGGTCGTCAGAATCGCCCGATGGTCAAGGTTAGGCC